AGTAAAAGTACGTATTATAGGCCCTGGTGACCCCAACTTTACTTCTACATTAATTTCGGTAGTACTCTGTGTTCCCTCAAATCCAGGAATAGAAGTTTGAGAGTTTGTTCCCTCTCTTGTAGTGTAAGAAAAGTCATCATAGTTATAAGTACCACTTGCGTCTTGTAAAGGAGTTTGGTCTACAAAAATAGATTTTGCTCCATTAATTAATCCAACAATTTCACCCTCAGATACTAAGTCAATTACCCTAGCTTTAGAAGCGGAAAATAAAGTATTATCGTCTTCCTTAGGGGAGCTACTTCCTCCGCCTTCTCCTTTACCACCTCCAGAACCTCTAATCCATTCACTTTCACTCATTAGTAATCTTCCGCTTTCATTCCAGCACTAATTACGGCTCCACCAACCATAACTTGTCCATAACATAATGGGATTGCAACCCCTTGTTTAGTAGTGTTTAATACACCATTAAAACTATAATTCTCATTTTCGTCAGCAGCAGGTTCTGGAGTAGGAGCTAATAATTGTGCTATACCTCCCATTAATAGAGAAGAGCCCATTTGCATTGCCATACTTCCTACTGCTGTTCCTAAAGCGCTAGCTCCCGCCCCCGCTCCAATAGCCAAAGTACCATGTAGGGAAGCTCCTAAAGTTGCTCCACCTATCGCTCCTGTAGCAGCAACACTAGAAACTAACCAAGGAGCTGCTACCATTAATCCTATTCCCAGTATTACTTTTCCTAAACCACCTTTCTTTGCTCCGAGTACAACAGGTACAATTTTTATCTCTTGTTTACCTGTAGGGTCATAAATTTCTTTGTCTTCTTCTAAGTAGGTCTTACCAACCATTACTTTATAACCTACACCTCTTTCATGAGATGTAGATACAAAATGTCTAAAACCAGGGTTATTCGCTGCCAAAGCCTGCATAGCTTCTGAGGGCGAGTTAACAGCCAAAGACCAATTTCGTCCGTAATTTTGTGCTAATTCTCCATAAAGAGTTACTTGTTTTAACATAATGATTTGTGCCTTAATTGATGAGTAGTATGCTTGCGCCAATACCCTCCGTATAGTTCTCTATTTGATAACCTACCATGTACATGATGAATAATTTTGTCATCTTCGATAAAAAGTGCCGCATGGTTAGGCACAGGTGAAACTAATTTTATCAAAAATATATCGTATTTTCGTATATCGTTTTCATCCTTTATTTGGACAAAACCTTGCTCTTTATAGTTATCTAAGTATCTATTCTCTCCTCTTAACCACCACTCATCTTTACCCGCAAGACACGAAAAATCGATATTTAATTCTTTTTTATAAATATCTTTTATCAAAGTACAACAATCTAAAACTCCATAAGAAAAATGTCTTCCTATATAGGGTGCTTCATACCCATTAGGCTCCCAACTAAATAGTTTATTACCTGGCCAACTTAATATATGCCAAGGTTTATTAGTGGTTTCACAAGATACTTTATCTCCTTCAGAAGGGCTACAACCTCCATTAGGATGCGAATGACAAATACCAATAATTTCTCCTGTATCCTCTGCATCAGCATAACTAATTGGGTCTAATATAAAATGCTCGTCTGCTGATTCGGATAAATTTTTTGCTCGAAAATACTTTTCTTTTCCTTTGGAAGTTACTATAATTAACCCGCAAGCTTCACTTGGAAATTCTTCTTCAGTATGTTTTCTAAATTCTTCTAATGTTTCCGACTTCATCGGAATTAACCCATACTCATCCCTGCACCTGGAAATCCACCAAATCGGATTTCTTGAGGTTCTGGGAATCTAAGTTCACAAGCTGTAAAAGTTTTGGCGCATACATCTTCAGAGGCCGTACTAGTAGATGTATTATCTATTTTCCAATAATTAGAACCACTATACCCACACTCTACTCCTCTATACGCCCATGGGCAAGTATTAGCAATTACTGACCTTCCAGGTAGTTTAACTCCATGTACATCATGAGCTGCTGTTAATTCAAATTCTATATGCGTTCTAGTTTCTACCGCCTTTCTATCTATATACCATATTTCTTCTGCAAAATATGCTTCATCATCTTCTAAAGCACTTGCATACCAAATACCTGTGTTACTATTTGATGCCGCACAACTAGAAGAAGTGTACGCTGTCCACGTTCCTGCAGAACCGTTCTTTGTTGCATCTAAACAGTCTGATTTACTTAAACTAAAAGGTGCTCCTCCAGATTCTCCTGCGCAAGTTCCTCCTGCAGGGTAGCCTCCTGTATAACAGTAAGCATCTAAATATTTAGCAAAAGTTCTTTTCCTAGTAACTTTTGAACCCACTAAGTCGTCATAACTTGAAAGAACTCCAGATAATAAAGTAGTAATATTAGCTACCGTTAGTTTAGGTCTAGGAATTGATCCTTTTCCTGAAAATTCAAATCCGTCTGCCTCAATAGGAAAAGAGGAATATCTATTCCCCTGCCATACTATTTCTTGATAGTTTTCGTTTATACCAGAGTGCCACCTAAAGATAGGTTCTGTAGATGGGGCCGTCCCGGTAGACATATCTAATTCGAATAAATCGATTAAGTCCCCAGGTTCTAGCTTATTAATATCACTTATAATCTTGTCAGCCATTATGGTTCAAATACTCTAATAAAAGTTGCAGATATGCTTTTATACCCTAATACAGGTGTAGTTACTTCCCATGTACTACAAATATATTTCTTATAAGGGTATATAGTATAAGTTTCTTGATTAGACATAAGGTCACTACTTAAAGATAAAGTAGTAGCACTATCAATTGCTGTAACAGTAGCCGTTCCTGCTGCAGAATCTGTAACAGTAGTATTCAAATACCTATTAGTAAAATATTGAGTAGTATCTATTAACTTACTAGTTGTCGCACTAGTAGTACTACTAGAAATTTCAGTATCTGGTGGATACCAATCAAAAGCAGTTACACCCGCCCGGTCTTCTAAAAACTTAATTACTTTATTAGAATCTGCCTTACTTCGGTTATTCCATGTTAAAGTCCAACTCTCTGGTAAGTTATTAATACCAGCAGCTATTCGTTGCTCGTACCCATCCCCATATTTAGCACTAAGTATTCTTGGACTCTGCTCGGTAGAAATTCCTCTATCTGGTATTATATTTACATCTGTATTAAAATTTGCCATAATTATTAATAGCTACTAAGCAACCCTCCTGGTCTTTGTTGGTCTACTAATTCTGATTGTACTGCTTGAGAAATCAAATATCCTAGTTCTTTTGCTCCACTTCCTGTAGATTCTGTTGCTTTAGCTTGACCATTGCTATCTATTGCAACATTTACAGTAACGTTATTTCCAGCACCTGTAACTGGGATAGACCTACCATCTGGTAATGGAACGACTGCTTCATTATACCTGCCTTCTCCTACCATTCCTAATGTAGCTCTATTAGCTATTCCTCCGTTTGCGAAAGCTCTAAATCCTCCTGCGGCTATTCCACCCTTAGCAAACCTTCCTGTTATAACGCCCATAAGAATGTTTGTTAATGCCGATCCAACGCCACCAGAAACATTATACCCACTATTTCTATCGTTAAACTTACTGTTTCCAAACCACTCAAAACCTCTTTGTGACCTACCAAATTCAGGTATTCCAGCGTCCATTGCGAGAATCTGCCTAATACTTGCTAATTCAATTAGCATATTTTCTGAAGCCGCTAAATCATCTCTGGCTATTTCAAGTTGAGTTTTAGGAAATAAATCGTCAACCATGCCACTCATTTTAGTACCTCTCATCATACTGGCTAAGAACCCTTTATTACCAAAAACAGCTTTTTGAGCAGTATTTGAAATAATACCTGCTCCAGCACTAGCAAAACTTTGAGCTATACCAGTACGGAACTTACCCATATCAAAGCCCTTATTCATAAATACATCAGTTAAACTAGATTTTAAAGCACTTCCAAAACCATCGGCAATTTCCTTCATTGCATCAACTGCCCAACGGACTGCTTCTTCCCTCTCTAATCTAGCTATTTCCTTCTTTAAGCTACTAATACGTAATTCTGTTTCTAATCTTTTTTGAGCTGCTTTATGCTGTTCATTAGCGACATTCAATTCTATCTCTGCTAGTTTTTTACGGAAAGCTAACTGACCTTTTGACATTGTGAGGTTAGCCATCTCTAGTTCGTTCTTTATTATTTCTAATTTTACTGTCTTAAATTTAGATAAGGTTTGTTTACCTTCAGATGTAGTAGCTAAATCGAGAAGATACTCCATATTTTTAGGATTCAGTAGTTCTTCAGGTAAAAATTTACCCCAAGAAAACGCCATAGCTTGATAAGTTCTCTTTCCTGCATTAGCGTAGACTGCCGCATTTAAGTTGCTTATTACAACTCTTAATTTTTCTGCATCTGCAATATTTTTATCTATAGTAAGGGCAAAATTATTAGCATACTCTGTAAGAGCAGTATTTTTTTCAGTAAACCATTGTTTCCAATTCTCTCTACTATATTCCTTCTCCCAAGCTCTTTCATTTTCTATTCTATCTTGATATATAGCAGCATACTTTTCCTCAAGTGTAAGTTTTTTAGCGTCTACTTTAGCCCTAGATTCTGCCATCTGTAAGTTAATCTGTTCAACTGCCTGCGCTTTCCTAAGTTGAATATTGTAATTTACCATAGCTTGATTTCTTTGTTCATAAGTCGACGTAGGGTCTGCTTTTAAAACTTCTAAACTCTTTTCAGCTTCTTTTAAGTTCAATATCGCTACCTGTTTTTGCATTTTAGCTAAGGCTTGCATATTACCTGGAGCCATCTTACCAAATTTTAAAAGATTTATCTTTTCTTCTAGTTTTAGTCTCTTAGTTGTTGCCTGCATTAACTCCTTATCCATAGGTATAAACTTATGCTTAAATATGCTATCAACACCTCCCTCAAACCCTATCATATCAAACACTGAACGTTGAAGCTCACGAATCCTCCCAGTTATTTCACCCTCGGGGTCTACTTTCTCCATCCATTCTGATTGAGTTAGTTTACCTTTTGGAGTATTTTTCTTCTTTTCTGCTAATTCATCTTGCTTGGATTTTAGGTAATCAGAACCATAAACCCGATCTAACATACCTGCTTTTTGTGCCGCACTTACCTTTTCAACAAAACTTATATTGGTATCTTCCCACATCTTTTTTATCTTGTTTTGTTCTACTGCCATATCATGTACACCAGTTTTTACTAATAAACTTTCTTGAAATTTTGACCGTGCTTTAGATAAAGTATCAAATGCAGTACTTAATGCTCTTAAATCTTCTAACCTTTTTCTTTCTTTTTCATGTATTGTTTCCATAATATTAGACATATGTTGCATAGTGTCTACGAAAGCTTGAGTCTTTTTTGTATCGTCAGGTAGGTCATTTAATCTATCCATTACCTGCTGGAAAGTTTTAGGCACTGCTAGTTCTTGACCTTTTTTTGTTGTTTTTCTTACCGAGGGGTCGTGTAAGTCAGGAATAACTAATCCGAACTTTTGTAATTGAGCAGCAGTTGCAGTTGCAGCTGCTCCAATTGCCTGTCCAGAAGCATCTACATTTCCACCTTTAGCTTGCGCATCCGCAATGTTAGCCATGATATCCCCCATATTCGCATTTAGCTTAGCCTTCCCTACTTCTACAAATGCAAGACTTGCATCAATACCCGCTTCTTTTAGTGCAGTAATAGCCTCAAAGTACGCTCCGTTACTAACACTATCCAATAGTCCCTCATCAATAGTAGATACAACTATTTCTGCAGCGGATTTGAATACGTCAGGTAAGTCTTTTCTAAGTTGATCCATTACTGAAGGCATATAGTCGCCATAAGCTTCCTCAAAGATTTTACCCATAAGTGATACATCTTTGTATAAATTATCTGCAAAGCCTAAACCAACTAAGTCTTTTACTTTATCCCACACTTTATCCCACCAACTCATATTCTCTATATCAGTATTAATTTTTTTCAATGCTGCACTAACTTGGTCGTAAAATTGTTCCGAAAAATTAGAAGCAAATTGAGCATTAGCCATAGCCTCATCAAAACTATTAGCTACACCATGAAAGTTTATTATTTCATCTCTCTCTTCTAAATTCTCAAAAGTTTTTGATAGCTCTCCCTTTAACTGTCTAGCTGCTTTTGTAGCTTTTGTCATTTTAGAGTCAAAATCTATCCATATTCCTAAAATCATTTTTGACATACTTGCAACTACAGATAATATTATAACCCAACTAAATAATTTAGATAGTACTGCTCCGGCAATTCCCGCCATAACAGCTAAACTTGAAAGACCTGCTTTAGCGGTTTTAGTTACTGCATTAAATATACCTGCCTGGAAATTAACTTCTCTCCAGGCCTTACCTAGTTTCCTAAGAGCTAGCCCAGTTCCTACTATCATTCCTCTATGAGCAATAAACATTTTAGTAGAATTAAAGTATCTCATAGCCTGCTTTCTCGATTCAGCCCATCCTCTTCGAAGTTTTAATAAACTTCTTGACATTGTTGCACCAGCTTTTGCCCCCTGTATAAAAAATTTCTGGACTATACCATGGGCTTTATTCATTTCTTTACCCATTAGTTTAGCCTGAGATTTTATAGCTGCTACTTCAGCAGAAGTCTTACCCATCCATGGGCCAGCTGCAACTCTTCCTGCCATTTTAGTACCTTCTTTACCTATATTAGATTCTGCCCATTTTGTTTGAGCCATAACACTTCTTTGAATTTGTCTATCACTAGACACAGCGGTCCATGCTTGACCTCTTTGGCCTTCAGGTACCATTTTTGATAAAACTGATTTTGCACTTTTAATTCTAGTTTTTGCTGTTGCTATAGAGGAGCTTAAACGGTTTATTCGTTTATCTAGCCTTGTAATACCCCTATCCATTTTAGCGGGCATTTCTGCAATTGACTTTCCCATACCCCCCAAAGCTGGGAATATTTTTCCAGCTAAAGTTTTTAGTACAACTGCTAATATTACAATTATTATTTGTTTACTTTCGGACAAAAATTTCAATATAGGATTAAGAGCTTTAACTAACCCACTACTCATCAAATGTATAGTATCCATGACAGCGGCTTGCGTTGCTTTAAAGTAGTTAGGATCTACCGCATCTGCTATTCCTCCAAATTTCTCTTCTAACTGTCCCATAATAGCAGTATATCTAGCAGAAGCTTTTTCACCCTCTGTTAACTCAGTAGTGCTCTTCTTAACTGATTCAGCATAATCTTTATAAACTTTGTCAAGTCGAATAATAACACCAATTTCGTCAAGTATTTCTGGCTCAGCCTTAACAATACCACGAGTCAAACGATCCATAGTATCAGATACAGAACGACCTAAAGCAGTAGAGGAATCTACCGCAGCTTTAGTCATTTTTACAATTTGTTGATTTCCAATTCCAGAAGTTGTTGCTAGTGCAACTGCAGAGGAAGCCTCTTTAAAGCCTAACATCCCTTTAGAAGCTCTTTGAACTGACTTAGCAATCTCTGCCATATTCTTACCAGTACGTTTAGCGTACTCAGCTTGACCTTGCATTAATATTCTAAAGTCGGCTGCATTGGATAATGCATTGAATGCAGCTGATAGGGCGAACACCCTTGCTGCGATTTCTGCGTATGCAGGGACCAAGACACCTTGCATGCCCTGGGCTTGTTTTGAAAAGTTTTTAGACGCATTTGAGGACTGTTTAGACAGTCCCTTCATATTACGGTTGTACTCCATTGAGCTTTTAGAGCCTTTCTGTTGCGCTTTATTTAACGCATCAATCCGGTTTTTCGTCCGTTTGAGATCACCTCCGTCGGTTACCTCAATTTTGACCTTTTTAATTATTTCTTTCTTAGCCATAGATTACTTCTTTTTGTATGCGTCTTTGTTTTTCTTATTGACCTCTTTTGCGTACTTACCATCAATAATTTTAACTAATTTTAGTACTTCTTTCTGTTCTTCAATTCCAATAATATTCATAATATCTCGAATACTAGACATATGTTTACCAAAGTAAGAACCGCTCATACCATCCCAGTTATCAGTTAAATACCCCCACACCGTGAAGGCCTGTTGAAATAATATAGGCCAAACTTCACCTTCATCCTTATCTAATTCAGACCAGTCAACTTCCATGTCGTTCTCTTCCATCTGAATCATCATATCGATACGTTTCTGTCGGTCAAAAGACTGACCTGTACCTCTAAAATATTCAGTTAAACGACCTGTCCAGTACTTTAACTGGTCGTCGTAAAATTTGCTAAATCAGCTACTACGTCTGTTAGCCAAGCATCAAAATCATTAGAATTTTCCATCATAATTAAAGCATTTTCCAAAGTAAATGGTAACTCTGATTCCATATCGGAGATTTTGTCTTCGTCTACAGGGATAAGTTGTACTAAGTACTTCATCTTTAACCCAGACCAGCCTTTGACTACGGCTTTTGTGTATTCTTTGAGGAAAATTTCTTCGTTTAATTCTTCTTCTGGTTGCCTAGTTCTACGATTAATTTTCGTAGTAACTGACTTTTTGCGAAGTTTTAGCAATTCCTCTCTTGCTAAATAAGTAACCTTGATTTTAAACCCTTCATATCCAGGAAACTCAATAGTTGCTTCTTTACTTGGAGTAAGTAAATCAGATAAACTCTGAAATGCTGCTCCATCGGGGGTAGTTGTTTCTGTCATAATATTTACCTTTTGTTATAAAATTTAAAAAATAGTGAGGTATTCACAAGATACCTCACTATGTGAAATTACAATTATACTACAGTTAAACCTGTATAAGTAATTGTAGCTTCGTCTGGTGTTGCACCACCAAATGTGCCTTCTAGTGCTGTCCATGTAATAGTAACACCCATAACGTCAGCTGTATCTAGAGTTGGTAACTCTAAGTGAGCTTTCGGGCAAGTGAACAATACTTTTGGAGCTGAAGCTCCGCCAATGCTTAGAGCAATGGCAAACACATTAGTAATATCCGGGTCTGCACTATTAATATCCGCTAATATGTCGTCGTACATAATCTTAGTATTTAGAGCAGCTGTATCTAGGTAAGCTGTGAAGTTACCTGAAATTGCTCTTGTACCAGTTTGATGATCGATAGGCTCGTTAATTATACCTAAAATTTCTGGTGTTACATAAGTAATACCATTATCAATAGTTACATTACCACCAGTTAGTGCGAAAGTATATATTTTAGAACTGCCTGAAATACTAGAAGTTAGTGTAACAGTGCTAAGTCTATTTAGGATAAAGTCAGCTGTTGATGGAGCTGCGACGTAACCGTCTGTAGCTGCACCTGCAGTTGTAGGTGTTGAGCCTACTGCAACAGCGTCAATTGCGCTTGCGTATCCTGACCATGTTATCTGTGCAATACCATCAACATCAAAATCCATTGATGCTGAGTTTACACACATATTTGATAGTCTATAATTTGTAGCTGAGTCCGAGAAAACGAAAAAACCAGTTAGTTTTAATAATTGATTTTTAGCTGATTCCCCCATATCTACTACACAATTTGAAGCAGTGGATGTAATACCACCAGTACCTACGTTGTCAGACTTAACGCTAGCTACTAACGCATTCCATAGTATTTTTTCAGTCATACCATGAAGGTCAGTACCTAAGTCGTCAATTCTAGGACGTATATAAGTAGTAAAACTCCAATCTACGGGCTCAATAGATGTATTAAATATCGATTGACCACGTTTTGGAGATGAACCCGCTTCATTCAACGTTACGTTTTGCGTACCCGTTGCTTGTGAAAATGAGAAGCCGTCTAAGACGCCTATCTCAAATGTATTCGCATCTGCTGGGTTTCTACCCGCACCGTCGTATGCATCTTCGGTGGCTGTAGCTGACTCATAAGTGAGAATAACTTTTGCATTTCTGCTTAATGAAAGTGCCATATAGGTCTCCTTCTTCTTTTCTTACCATTATAATAATCTTGACTATTGTCTGTTATTATGTTAGGTTACTTGATACCTGATTTCACAGGTTATTTCACCAACCCCATACGGTGCCAATAAGCCTTCATCCGTAGCGATTGATAAAACTGTTATCTGCTCAGTTGTCTTGCCAGTATCATAAGTTATTGACTGGTCAGCGTCCAACTGAGTTTCAATTTCGTATAGAACTTTTTCAAGTTCGTCTAATGGCTCTTCGCCATGTACATAGCATCTAATATTAATGCCTAAGTGCCCCCATTTAAACCCACCAGGGTGATATTCTCTTGTTTCATTACCAGGAACTACACTAACAAAGGGGAAGTCGTTCACTTCATCCCAAAATATAAGTTTATTAGTAACATTATTAGCAAAATCTACTGAATAATCTCCTGTACCATCTATCTTTTTAAGTTCCGTAATAACGGCATTAGTAATTGCTGAACGTGCTTTTGCCATTATACTCTCCTTGTTCTAATTCCTAATTTATGACTTAAAGTTTCTCTAGCTATTTCTCTTATAGAAGCAGCAATAAGTTTTCTAGGGTCTCTTCTAAATGACCCTTGTGCAAACCCTCTCTCAAAGGTCTGATAAGGTGCTTTCATATAAGTATAGTATGCTGTTAAGGCT